GCCACTTGCTCCTCTTGGCCATGCAGAGTCCACGAATTTTTGAAGTTCGGGACTTCGCAGACATACTATTGTATATCCGAGAACGAGTCTTCCTCAAATTAAGGTATGTATCAACATACCCTAAGTAAAAGGAATTGGCTTTGGCTCTGAGTATTCCATACCATGGTTTATATTTCTTGAAACAAGAAAGATAGACCGGGCGAACTTTATGTTCATAAAGTAATCGCTTTAGGTAAGGATCGTCAGAAACAAAGGGTTTCACAGGGTCTTTGATACTATCTAAGACCCCTAGGACTCTATCCGCATGGGCTACAATCTTGTGAGGAATCCTGAATATTGTAGGTTCTCCTGGAAGATGTAAATCTTCTCGAAGAGCCAACATATTTCGAAGATCTTTCTTTAGAAAGATCCGAGAAAGTTCAGAATATGGCAGGGGATCCATCCCATATGACTTTCTTAAAGTCACATAGGGAGTTGGGTCACCTGTCTTCACGGACTGGTACAGTACATTCCAAGATGGAACTGACTGTACCTTCCGATCTCTCACACGACGACGGCAGAACTCGAAAGTTCCGTTGCCGACGACCACTTTTGAGTGGTTGACTGGAACGCCAAGAGCGTTAAGGAGGGCGACATAGTGATCCGCGATAATTTTACCGCTTATCACTACATCGTCACCCACGATCGCATAGGACCGCCTTGCAGGTTTTTTAAAACCAGCAAGTACGCGGGCCATGGCTACCAGTAGGTGATTTGTCACCGCCAATAACGGAAAAGACGAGTAGGCACCCATTGGTTGACCGGTGCTGTACCGGACTTTCATGTTTTCATACATGAAATCCCGGTCAGTTAGTATGGACTTAACATCCTTACAAAACTGTTCAGCATCGGGAACCAATACTGGGTCAACTTGGTCAAGGATTAGTTTTATTCCAAGGTCGACAGGGAGTGTATCTGTAGCATTCGATAAATCGATGCTATAGAGTTCACCACCTACGCCCATGAGATAATCTACTCCTGCCTGATGGTCCAAAGTAAAGTCAGTTCTGAATTTACTAAGGAGCAAACTCAGCATCCTATGAACAGGTCGCAAAGCGACTTGAGAATAGGAGTCCAGAGTCGCAACTACCCTTGTCTTACAAGATTTATCCTGTAAGGCTAATAAGGTCGAAACCTTATAGGGGCAGCTGCCACTATGGATTTGGTCTTGATATTGATTCTCATCAAATTCAAAACCTCACCGAGTTCAAAGCCTTTTTATTGGCTCAATCAGGTGAGGAGCTGTGTGTTTCAAAGCACACAAATCCTTTCCTTGTGATCCCAGAGATGGACCATTTGGCCCCGATTTGGAATTTATCCGCATCGGAGCTTGAAGTCCTCCATTTCGACCATTTGAGTCTACTGGAGGATATTCAAAAGTGAACAAATGATCATAATTGGGTTTTCCATCCTTAAAGCGGTATCCACCGCCCGGGAGGACTTCCCAATCAGGTCCTAAGACCTTTCTGACCATTTTCGATCCTTGAGGAAAGCGAAAAAGATGTGTTTCCACAACTTTCTCGTATGCCTCTTTTATCGAGGGTTCACCCAAGAATGCTTCCACCTTGGTACCTACGTGGGCTATGGACTTAAAGTCTGGAAGAGGTGATGTCTTCATATTTCTATGAATAGATAAAAGTGTTTTAACACATTCATCGGTCACCTTTCCATACCCAAAGTGCTTAAGAGAGCATCATGACGATGCTTTCCCAAGTAAAAATTCTTTCTCAAGAACTTTTATCCGAGAGCAAAGGTTTACCAAACCTTCACTCTTGGTTCACTTTGAGATCTTTATGTTCAAAGCCCGTACCGTCTTACAGACAATGTCTGTATTCGAGCGAGTAGCGATTGAAATTGCACGTGCAGTCTTTAGACTCACGAGTAATTTGGTATGTCTACTCGTTTGTCAATTGGGTTGCCCGGAATGGTGCTTATTTAACATAAGTTCCTTTCTGGTGATTCCCCTTGACGAATTCTGGAGTTTTTTCGAACTCCTTAACTGCCAAGGTTCTAGCAACCTGCCGTGCGCATTTAGCGCACTCGGATCGAATGATCCGGCAGGACCTGTGAAGAATCAGTGAGAG